GTCTCTTCCCAGTGTGTAGGTAGGAGAGTTACTGTCTTAGCGTATAGATACGCAAACTTTAAAGTACGTTTGTAGTCTTCTAGACTATCGTGGCGATTAAGGTAAGTTTCAACCAAAGTACACATTTCAAAACTTTCTAGGCTTTGCTCTGCACAAGGGTTGTACCCAGCAATACGCCAGTCTTTGTTGTTTGCTTTGTCTGCCAAACGACCATACTTACGTGATGTATCCATCCAAATAACTCCTGGCTCGCCATTTAAGGCAATACCTTCTACAATTGGAGTAAAATCTGTGCCAACAGACACTTCTACTGAGTTATTTGACATCCAACCCCAGTTAGCCATACGCTCAGGGTTTACTTCAGGATTTTTTAGGTTAAGGAAGTCTTGGTCATCAATACGCCCAATTAGTAGCTCTGCTGAACGGCGAACATTTCCAGAAACAACACACACACCAATCATATTACCGATGTCCGCAATGTCTTTACGTGTTAATAGTTCGTAAGCACGAGTGTCAAACAATGTACGAATGTGATCGTGTAGTTTAATTAGTGGCTCTGGACCAGATGCGGTTCCTCCAAATGTGGCAATAGAAGCACCGTATGGACGGATCTCTGAGTAATCAAAGTTTAGTTTAGACTGATCTGGTTTTAGGTAGGAGTTAATTAGTGCAACAGTGCTTTCCTGCCATCCTTCACGAGTATCAGGAATAACATACTGCACTTCTCCTTGAATTGGAGAAAAAATCTCAAAACCCTTATCTGCGCCTTTATCATCAAAACCAACGCCTACACCTAGCATTGACGCTTCCATTAGAAAGGCAAATGGCTTGCCAGGGTTTTGCTTAGTCATTTCGTTAGTGGATACAAAAGCACAGTTTTGTAGTGCAGCCGAGTTACGCTGCTCATTTACTAGTGGAGTACCCATAACCCATAGTCCACGACCAGGAGGTGTCCACTTTAGATTAAATAGGCGATCAAAGGCTTCTTTTGCACTGGCAGCAGCTTTAGCATCAGACCAAGGCAAACGGTTCTGTTTAGCGTGGTCTTTCTGAAGAGAGTACATGCCATTGATAACACGTTCACATACATCTACCCAAGTTTCTTTAGTTCCATCTTCTTTCTTACGAGAATAGGTACGTAAGAATGTGATTTCACCTACTGAGTTGCCTGCAACATCTGTGTAGCCAAAAGGTGCTTTCTTAGTTTTGTATCCAGCTACAAAATCTTCGGATAATTTAAAGGAAAAATTGGTCATAATGACTCTCAATCATAAATAAGGGGGGTATTTGCCTTTTGGACAGAATACTAGTGTACACTACAAAAGTGTGATTGTCTAATCGCGCATAAAACTATTTTTTTGTATGTATTAACTCAAAATAGTGCGGACCATATTTCAGGGTCTAAAATACCCTGTTATCAGATAACAGCTATTCTATAGAATCGCGTATAATTCTATTAGTGTCATCTGCATTTAGGGTGTTAGGCATCTCTCTAAGTGCTTGTGCACGGTCACCAAATATGGCTGACAAAACACCTCCACTAGATGAACGTTCAGCAGTAATTCTAACAAACTCTTTGTTCTCGTCAAGTTCTTTCATTGACTTAACTAACTTCATCAAACGATCTACTTCTTGTGATACATTTGGATCAGCATAACCACCGTTCAATTCCTCTGCAAACCGCATAAATGCTACTCTCTGACCCTGCATCTCTATGATTGCAGTTAGTAAAGATTTGAGTTGATCTTTGGTTTTTACCTCTACTGGTAGATTAAATGCACAGGTGTTATCTGGTTTAAACGCGGGACAATTTGCAGCAACAAAACAGGTGTTGCACTGTCTTAAACTGGTGCTATTTGACCTAACAACTGGCACATCTTTTAGAACATCAATACCGTTTTCTGTCTCTATTACAGTTTTGTATTCATAACCAAAAACAGGCATAGAACTGACCTCAGAAGGGTCTCTTTGTACTATTTCAGTACGTTCTTTTTTGAGGTCTTCAGAACCACTGTTATTAGAACCATACCCACCCATTTGCATTAAACCTGTGTATAGGGTATCATCACTGTTATCAGATAGTAGTGAGTCTTTACCACCCTGTATAACTCTTAAATCCGGTTTATCTTTGTCCATTATTTTCTCTAACTGTAAATACGACCAAATTGCAACTTTGGTGGCTTCTAGTGTGTCATCTTCTACAAACTTTTTAAAATCTAATCCAGCTTTTTCTACAATACTCTTGTATCGTATTCTTGCTTGATCTTTCATATTTTTAGGGTATCTAACTAGTTTACTACCATCCCAGACAATTGTCTCGCCTCTTCTCATTGGAGTTAGCCAGGATAATGTGCTAGTGGTAGAAAAAGGGATTTGGCGTAAATTGTCTGGTTTGACCGTAGCAAGGGCGTGAAAAGAAACCTGATAGTTTTGCTGTAACCTTCTTGTAATGGCGGCTAGTGACGTCACAGCCTCAATTTCAGTACCTGGGATGGCTATATTAGAGTACTCTTTTGCCCAATCCTCTAAAACAAACGTTTTGTAGTTTTCGTGCCACACTACCCATAGTTTAGGATCACCAGCATATACAGCTCTATTTTGGTTTATTGTAGGCAACCCAAGTATTTGGCTATCAAACTCTGTAAACCCTTCAATACGGGCGTAATTATTGGCAATAAACTCTTCATACTCAGCTGCGTATTCTTCTAGTTCTCTTCTAGAAAGGTTGGATTTATCTGCCTGAGTTGCACCTGAATCTACCCATACTTTCATATCGGGAAAAAAGTGCTCACCTATTAAATACGTTTTGTTCTTTGGCAGTCCACGCTTGCGCAAACCCCAGTAGTTCAACATTACATTTGTTACGCCAGAGCGTTCTAATAATGTACGATTTGAGGGTATTTCTACCCCACCAAAAATAATCATTAAATAACATCCACGAGACTGCTATGACGCCTTATATTGCACAGAGAGTGTGATGGGCGTACATTATCTAGCGTGTTAGGACCATTTTTAGATATTGGTATAATATGATCTACTTGAAACCCTACCTGCCAATTAGGCAACCCATTTTTCCTTGGGGCATCCATATCAATTGGCTCATTGCATAAGTGGCAATCGGTACCATATGTGCCTATTATATCTTGTATAGTATGGTTGTCTGTAACGGCTGCTTTTAGCATTTCTGCACGTTTTGCTGCACGGGCAATTGCACGTTCTGGGTAAGCACGGTAGTGCTTATCCCTACTAGCTTTAACTAACTCAGGGTTTTTATTCCTAAGTTCAGTTTTGTATGCATTGTAGGCAACACGACATTCATCACAAATTTCTTCTTTTTTCCTGTAGTGTTTCTTGTATCCAGCTGGTGTTCCGCAGTTATCCATATTTATTCTCCTATTAAATGTTCCAACAATTGAGGGTTATCTTTTAAAACCATTAGTAGTGTTTCTTCATACATACCTATAAAATAGTGCTCAGTATCTTCAAAGTTTAGCTTTGGTGCCATCTTACTACCTGTAAAAAAAGTAAACCTAATGGCGTGTAAAATCTCGTGCATCAATACTTGGCGTTTACGGCTATCAGACGCGTCTTTGTCTAATACTATCATATTACGGCGTTCCATAGTGTACCCGTAATTGTCCTCATATAACATCCCGTCTTCTTTAGAGGTATGTTCTACAATAGTCCAAACTTGAGTACCTAATTTTATACTAGATGGCAATTTACTCAAAATTTAATCCTTCAGTCCTTTGTAATCGTGCGTCTTTTGTTTTTAGTATGTTTTGTTTTTCTACTGCATCTTGTACTTGATCCCAGGATCTAATCTTTTTTGGTGCATCAGGTCTAAATTCTACACGCAAATACTCTGGAACACCAAACATTATACTGGGGATTCCTTGATTAAATGCATATACCCATAACGTAGGATTACTAGTTATGAATAAGTCTATATTACCACGAGATCGGGCAACTTGTATCTGCCGCTCTTGTAGATTTTCTGTTTCTAAATGAACAGATTTGTCTACTAATAGATCATAGTCTACAATCTTATTTACATTTAGCCAACGCTCAGCTTCAGCTGTTGACATTTCAGTCATCAAAACAATTTGGTTGTATGCTGTTAATGGTCCGTACATAAGGAATCCAGTGGCTATTACACCATCTTTTCTATCCTTTAATACTCCGTCTATTTCTACTAATATTCTCATTTGTTATCTTTTTGGTGGTTTGTGGTCGTCTGGGAAGTTGTCTTCTGCGTAGTCTTCAAATTCACTTATATGATGTAAAAATGTAGGCATTGTAATTCCTTTATAGTATGGTTGCTCATCGTGGTTTTTAGAGTAATCTTCCATGTTTGTTACATCTTCAGTGTTACCTGGTCTAGATTGGTGCTCAATGTATGGACCACCTGCCCAAATATGTGTCCATCCACGTGGCGTGGTCATTTTAACGTGATATCCATAAGTGTCATTGTAATGGATCATATGTGCAGGAAAATCATGCATTCTGGAAATGGCGGTTGTTTCGCTGGCAATTTCATTTGCATTGTCTGACTCATTGCCAAATAATTCGCCATATTTAGCGTTTATTTCCATTTTGTTTGATTCTTCAGGGGTAAAGTTCTTACCCATTATTTCCTCAAACTGTTTACCTACGTTTGGGTTCTCTTCTGGTTGTTCTTCTGGCTTATCATTCATAATCGTCTCCTAAACAATCACACTTACAATAGTCTTCTACGCACATTCCTGCTAGTAATTCATGCCCACATTTGTGGCATGTATCTTTTAATGACATGCTATTAAACATCTCTTCTTAAATCATTATATTTTAACGCTTTTTCACCTATATCATCTATATGGTCAGCTATAGTGTTAAACTCTTCATCAGACCATGGGTGTTCTTGTATCACTTGTTTTACGTTTCCTATTCCATGCACTGCTACTAAAAGATTTTTCTTGGCTGCTTTCCAGTCACCTTTACTGTGAGAGTCACATGCCTCAGTCATCCAATTTACTATGTGCCCTAGTTCTTCATGACTCCATATTGCTGGATTAGGATCCATAGTCCCATTTTCCCTTCTATCTTTCCATGCTTTATCTGCATGAGGCTTTACAATCTTTCTTACAGCCTCAACATGGCGGGTAATGTCTCCAAGTAAATCATACCCAGCAATACCCTTAAATTGTTCTCCTATATTTTCTTCGGACATTAATTATTCCTGTATACTGCTGCTCTACGGATCAGTGTGGCTGCATCTGGCAACTCTACACCATAACTGGTGGTTGATAACCCAGACAGGTATTTACTGATGCCCTTTAACTTTTGAACGGTGCCTTCACGCTTACCTGCTTGCCAGCGGTAGTTATTAAAATCTGAGTATCCTTGACCACTAGAACTAAACGCTTGACTGCGGTTAGAATGGATCTCATTAAACAATGCTAGCCCTTGCTGTCCTGCACTAATTGCTTTTAGCTCGGCGTTTCTTTTTATTCCAGGATTAGTGGACATTTGGATCTCATTAACGGCAGCTGTTACTCTTGAATGAATTTGGTGAGCTTTACTGGCGTCTTCTGCAACTACCTTTTCCCATTCCGGATTATATGGTGGCTGTGCCTGTGGGTCTGGAGTAACTGTCCATTCGTCATACTTTAAATCATACGCTGCATATGGACGAATACTTCTAATGTCTGTACCTGTAGGGTTTACATAAAATGTTAACTCATAACCATTCCAGTTACTGGTCTGCAGATCTAACTCTGATTTAAACCCTTCATTAATTTCAGAACTAATTTCTTTGTCTGACAATCCCTGATAGGATGGATTAGCGCGTCTAAACTGTGGAAAATCTACACCAACTAAACAGTCTAAATCGCCTGGGGTTCTAGCTGACTGCCATTGGTGTGAAACACCTGATCCTGCTAACCATGCATGTGACCAAATCTCAGGATGGTTATACTTAGTACTTAGATATTTATCTAAAATAGTTGAAATTTCTGATCTAACGCCAGAATGCAAAGTCCTACCCTGAAATAGTTTAGGGTCCAGGGTAGGACTGGGCACGCTGAAATACGAAGTAGGTCTGGCGTTTATAGTCATAAGACTATTCTACGCTGTCTCCTCCGTAGAATCGGTCTTAATTCCGCGTTCTTTTAGCTTTTCTTTTACCTTGTCGGGTACAGTCTGCTCAACCTGCGGTGATAGAGCAGCCAAAACTGAGTTTGTAACACGATCTGCTACCATCTGTGCTTCTACATTTTGTACAATTTGCTTGACTACGGTGTAGATCTCAGAAATAGTGATCTCGTGGCTTTTTTCTAGGTTTTCTGGTAGTTCTGAGTGCATTTCAAACGTGCCATCAGAACTGATTGTTACTACGAAATAGGTATCCATTTACTTCTCCTTGTTTACTAAACGACGCTTAATTGCATCGAATATTTGTGGGTTCTTTTTTGTTTTTTTACCGTTATTACGGTCTGGGTTGCGTGTTCCTTTTGGTTTTGCCATTATTTATCGTACATTCCTTGTTTATTACGTGCTTTTGTTGTAACTACTGAGTGTATAGGGCAAAAATTACAAATGTAAATCTTTGGACCTGGAGCATCTTTAGGACTAGGTAATCCTAGTTCTTTACGCTCTACTGCTGTCTTAGGTAGAATACGCTTTTCTGGGGTACCATACTCAGCACAACCATCAGTTGGCTTTAGTTTGGACTTCCAGCAGGTCATTGCATCTTCTGAGAACTGCATTTTGCTCTCATAAAAAGATTTGTCTGGATCTAGTGCATCTAGACCTATTGACCCACCGCCACCTAGTTGGTCTAGTACAGCTTTACGTTTTTCACGATCTGCCCAATATGACATTGGAATCTTAAATAGTTTACCCTTGTGTGGCTCGCCTGAAGGAAACTTGTGTTTTTCAATAATGACTTCTAGTAGAAAATCTTCTTCTACTGCTCCATCCCAGTCTGGTAGCTCTTCCCAGCTGTTACATACCATACAACGAAGTAACCGGATTAGTGGTCCTTTGTGCTGCATTTCACGAGAGCCAATTAATGGCGCATCAGTCATTTAGTGTTCCTTATTATTAGTTTAAAAAGTGTTTATTTCGTAAATTTAGCGGCTTTTTTAGTGCTTCCAGTAATTACACCAGTAGTCTTGTTTACTATATTTCCACCAGGTTTGCCTTTATTTGGGTTTATGGCACGTACCTTACTTTTCAGTTGTGCTACTTCCCGATCCTGTGCAGTCATGTTTCCTAGGGCTTGTGCTTTGCCTTTAACCCCTTGAGCCAATGGAGCACCTGCTTTGAGACGCTTAACTCTACTTTTACCTGTTGAAGGTTTTACTGCCATAATTACTTACCTGGGTTTACTTTCTCAGAGTCTGGATACTCAGTAGTAACAAATCCATACCCGTAGAATGGGTGTAGAGTTTGTCTGTTGTCTAGAGTCTTTTCATTACCTAGTATATCAGATACTTCGGTGTCTGGGCGAATTTTACGGTATTTTCCGTCTGTTGTACCTTCATTTAGGCTTGCGTTCATTGAACGACTACTGTTAACTGCCATGATTATTTCTTTCTACGCGCTTGTTTAATTTTCTTTAAATCTTCTGAGGACATTGGTGAACTAGATTTCCAATCTGTCCAACCTTCTGCTTTTCTGTCAGAAACCCACTTTTCGTATTCATCTGCAGACATGTTAGATCTTGGCATAATGGTCGACATTCCTCGGATCCAATTGTCCTTACTACCTAGCCTAGGACGACCAAATTTAACATCACGGGGACCTATTTTACCTTCTGATACAGCTTGACGTGCTAAATGCACAGACTCATCATAGATGTTTTGCCCGTTCCTACCTCTACTACGATCTGATACTGCCATTATTTACCTTTTTTCTTTGTAGATTGTCTTGTTTCTTAATCCCCATTGTGTTCTGGGTCTTCATCAAAGTGACGATCTAGATCATTACGACGTTGTGACTTAGTTTTGCCTTTAGCAACATAGTCACACATACCGCTATCATCAGCTTTAACGTGTGTGCATTCAAAATTTGGTCCGTAGCGGGCATCAAAACAGTCATTACATACTGCATCTACACCAGCTTCGTGAATAGGAGCAGTTTTGCCGCATTCTTCACATTCAAATGTGGCTTGACGACCTGGGTGATTACTACGATCTGGTACTGACATCATTTACCTTGCTTCTTATTTGCGGATTGGGCATAAGGAATATTAATTGGAGTGCCTACTTCTTGGATACTTTGCTCTTGCTTGTCTGCAGAGTCAAAATCTTCTTCATCTTCATAATGACCAGCATCAATTAAATTTTGAAGGGTAGCTACATAGACTTTTTGACCAGGAGTGTGCTCCCACCAATCGCCATTTTCATTAGCAATAAATACCCTACGATTAGGGTGGGTTCCTCTGTCTTCTGGGCTATCAGTCATGCGTTTAAACCATTCTATTCTTAATTCTAGCCTGCATTCTACGCTCTTTGCAGGGTGAACATAGACCATTATTATACATGTATTCTACAGGATTGATCATAACTCCACATTGTGGGCATGGTGCTGAACCCTTGTATGTCATTGTGTTTTTAACGTACTGTCCTGCTTGTAATTCTAGCGTGTATGCGCCATCGCCATTATCCATTAGTTATTTCCTAAATCATTTCGGCTAGTACCTGAATAGCCAGCTGGGCTACCAGAATACCAGGATGTACGTGGCTCCATATAAACACGATCTACAGATACTACGTCCTCAATTGTAGGTTGAGTGCGGTCTCCATAACCAAATCTATCTGGAAAAAGTTGAATTTGTGGTAATGGCGGTCTTACCATATCTTGCAGTTGAACACCTGGAATTGTTGCTACCATCAATGCTTGTTGAGTTAACCGTTCCATATTTGACGCCCAAGGTCCTAGATAACCCCATTTAGGTCCCATACCACTTGGTGTATTAGTGACCCATGGCTTAGTATAGTCATAACGACCGTCTACTTCATTGGTACCGTAACCAAACCCTTTATCAGCTATTGGTGATGGCATTTTACGCCCAAACTGGCTTTAGATAGGACAACGCGTTTGCACGCTGTACATTTAGTACGCCTGGTTGATCTGAACGCATGTTTGATTTACCATCATTTACTAGGTGTGGAGCTGGAGTTAGTCTGATATCTGGGGCACCTTTAGGGGTCATGTACATCATCGCACCATTGTTATTAACATACTTGGCTTTACTTTGACGCTTTATACCCATTTGGTCATTAAATTCTCTATCCCAAAAATAAGCAGAGGCTTCAATACGTTCACCTTTGTGAACACCGCGTTGATAAGACTTTTGTCCTACACGGTTTTTAATGGAGTCAAGTAGGCGGTCATCGCGTCTAGAACGTATTGTCCCTAAATAACCGTCAGGATATTCAGCTGTTGGAACACGACCTGTGCCAATACGAATAGCATCTAGTTCACCACGTGCTACAGGAAGACCCTGTCCACCTTGGTTGTTATAACCCATTAACCCATTAGCACCTAGCGATTGCCAGTTTTGACTTGGGCTATAATTATTTACTGCACCAGCCATTACATACGTCCTGGCTGTGGAAGTTGAGCTGTGTTTTCATCTTCACCTGGAAATGATACTGTACTAGCTTTAGTGATCTTGCTATAGGCAGCAGGAGTTCCTTTACCAAATAAAGATTTAGATAACCAGCTTAGTCTTCCTGCACTACCCATAGTTTTGCTACTGTGCACGTTTGCTTCAGCAAATGGTTCGGGTGCGTCAACGTTAGGCATACCTTCAGCTGCAGGTGGTGGAGTGATTTGTTTTAACTCTTTTAGCATTTACTGCCTTTTACTGTTGAGAAGTTTGAATTCCCATACCAAAGTTAGGGGTTGCACGACCTGCAACTGATGGAATAACTCTTGCATTACGCATGGTTAGTCCAGCTGCTGGATCGATAGTTGCATAGGTTGCTTTAGGGGCGTATGCTGCTCCTAGTCTTTCACCACCAGGGTTTAGTACTGGAGTACGACGACCGCTTTTGCTTCCTGGATTAACAGGGTCACCAGCTTGGACGTTCTTCTTAGGAATTAGAGTACCCATTTCTGGAGCTACAGCTTCTACGTTATAAACGTCTGAACCCATAGGAATTCTTGCACTACCTGCAGCACTGTGATCTGCGTAGTGTTCATCTGATGTTTTGTGCATTCTGTCCATGTTTTTACCTGCTGTCTGTGAATAACTTGATGGAACACCCATACGACGACGCATGGCGTGACCTAGCTTACTTGCTCTTGCCATTAGTGGCTCCTTAACTTGCCATTACCGCAAAAGTCATTGCGGAAATTTCGCCATCTCGTGATTCAATAGTAGTAAATCCTGGCTTGCATGTCAGGTCAAACCCACGTGGAGCTACGTAACCTCTGGCAATTGCTATTGCTTTAACTGCCTGGTTTACTGCACCTGCACCTACTGCTCGTAGTTTTACTTGTCTATTTTCATAAATAGCGTGTGCGATTGCTGATGCTACGGATTGTGGGTTAGAGCCGTTAGATACCCTTAAAAAGGGCTCTTCTGTCGATGGAACGACGACTTCTTCATTCATTGTGATCCTTAGTTTTCGGAATAGTGAGCCGTCCTCCTATCAATGATGGCACAAAAACTATAAAGAATCTCTGTATTTAGGGTCTTTTATTTGTTCAATTATTTGGGCTTCAACATCGTTTATATGCAGTTTACCTGCCATTCTAGCTAGTCCATAGCTATCAGCAGCATTGTCGTCATTAAACTCTATGCCATACCTCTTGTAGATTTGCATTAGCATCTCTTGTTTTTTAGCGTTACCCTTGCCTGCGGCATACTTTTTAAGGGTCATTGGGGGTATTTGTAGGGGCACTCTAAGGTGTTCTTGATGGTCCCAGTCTTCAAAAAATGACCAGAAAACAATCTTAACAACAGCTGCCAGCTCTCCTAGAACTAAAGCAGAATGGCTGGCTAAAACTGAGCCTTCCATAGCTACATCTACTACATATCGGTCCTCTACTAGTTCTAATTTATTAACTAGCCAGGAGGAAATGTTTACTAGCCTTTTTACGCCTTTAAAGGGGGACTTATATACCCAGGTAGTGTAGTTTTTAGGATCGTCTACATCTAGTATAGTTAAAGCAAAACCGGTTAATGACTGGTCTATTCCTATAGATACAGTCATTGAACCGTTTATTTCAGTGCCAAATACTTTTTCTGTCATTTCTTTTCTTGTTTTTCTGCCCAGTCAATTAGTAGCGTTGCTAGTTTAACTATCACATATCCAATAGCAAAACCACCTAATATCCACAATACTTGTTCCATTTATTTTCCTTCACACATTTGTATTGCTAGTTCTTCTGTGGCATATTTGTCCCAGCAGGTTGCTGGCTTTTTATCGTGACAGTCATATTGAGAATGAGTGCCATGTAGATCCTGATATTTAATAGTTGAACAGTCTTTTTCTGAATTAAAGATCAGTATTACGCAGATTACAAGAAACAAAAATAGAGTTATAAATAGCATTTTTCCATCTTTACTCATGATTATCAACAATCTCTTTAATAATATTACCCCAATCTGGGTTTGCACCACGTGCAATAATGCCTAGTAGTTGAATAATACGTTCTGTTTGAGCTTCAGTCATTAGTATTCCTCTGGTTCCCAGTCATAGTCTGGCTCTGGTGGTTCCCCTGGTCCACATTCACCATCACACTTGCCTTCGCCTTTACAGGCTGGGCAAGGTTCGTCTTCTATTGCTACTTGGTTTTCTTCATCCCAAGCAGTTCCTTGACCTTCACATTCTGGGCAGTCATGCTCGCAAGCTTCTTCATCCCAGCTAGAAGGATAGGATGTCTTCCATGCATCGTATCCTGGTAGTGATTCCATTATTACTTTCCTTTGTCCCATTCGTCATCGAGTACTAGCATTGCAATGATAGCATAGTTAGCCATATCTAGGAATGAATCCCTTAGACTTTCATGCTCTGGTTTTGCTCCAGTGTCAATTAGGTGGTTGATACGAGCAAACTTATCCCACATACGTACACGTAGACCATTTAGAGGTCCACCTGGACTTAGACTAATATTAGTAGGTCCATAGTCTTTGTGCTTGCTTAGCAAAATGTGCTGGGCGTGTTGAAACTTTTGTTGTACGGCTTCTTTAAATTCACGATGAACGTCAGCTGCACGAATAAACTCTTTCATATGTTCTGGTAGATCTTCAAATTTTGACATGTTATCTTCTTCCTCTAGTTCTTCAGTACGTAGTTCTGTGTAGATGTCTTTCATACGTCCCATTAGATGTTCCTCCTGTAATCGTTTGAACGACGTGTAATTTCACGGCTAACCAGGGATAGGTCACGCTCGTGGTTTGTAAGTAGCATTTCAACTAACTTACGATAAGCATACTTCTCTTCGTACGTATTGTCAAGTGCCACAATATCCGGGTGTGTCGCAATTTCAGCTTTGATGATTGTAATACGTTCGCCTTTAGCTGATGCACCCATACGTTTAATCATCATAAGATTTTCTTCGTAGTCTTTAGCTTTTAAAGCAGCACGTTCTTCTAAAACTGCCATAGCATTTTGTGACTCTATGTAATCTGTCCAAGCAGTTAGATCAGTAAATAATTTACCTAGTTCTTCAGAGTCAATAGCTGTGATGTCATTAGGTAACTGTACTTGGTCTATTGCTGGCTTATTAAATGTAAGATTCCAATCAGCAAATTTAGATAGGGCGCTCATTAGTCCTCCGTATATGGGGCGCACTGCTTGCAGGTGCCGCCAGGGTTGTTATTACAGTCAGGTACAATTCCAGCTTCTACAGCCTTAACTACCTTTTCAGCACCTTCAAATACATGTTCTACAATTTCATAGTCAGCTTTAACTTTAAACTCTTTGTATGACTGGTCTGCTTTAAGTTCGTATAGAAATACGATCTCGTTTACTTCATGACCCATGCGTTTCATTAGTTCAAGATATACCTGACCCTGAAGAATGTGGCTAGGAAATGGGCGACGAATAGCGTTCCAGGCTTTCATAAAATCACCATCAGCTTCTGCCATTAGTTGTGGAGCTTCTGAACGAATAGTGCCTGGACCAACTGACTTAATTTCGATTAGAGTGTCTTCCCCAATACCTTTAACCCATCCATCAGTGTGTCCTGCAATACGCAAGGCATCATCACGAAGAGTTACCTCTGCATAAACTAGCTTTGATTCAGGTGCAAAGCAGTGCTCACATTGTTCAGGAGAAGTTCCCCATGTAATCTTGTCACAAACATCGCACTTAAACTTGCCGTGAAGAACTCCCATTTCCTGGAACCAGGTTTGCCACTTAGCGTGAATAGCATGTCCTTCATCAAAAATAGATTGCAGACGTAGGTTAGGTTTTTCTGCGATCTTAGTGTGCCCACTTAATAGGAAGTAAGATGCGCGCTTACACCAGTCACGTTTAATCATTTCTGATGGGTGTAGCACAGTGGTGCTACGGTCACCTACAGGACGAGCCATTAGATGGCGTTCAATGTCACCAATTAAACGTGTTGGCGCTTTTTTAGCGTCCAAGAATTTTTGTAGCTCTGATTTACTTACTGCCATTTGTGTAGTCCTTCTTATCTATTTGAAATATGTATTCCTTCAAGGTCATCTTATCCTTGAATTTGCGTTGCCATTTCCTTACTAAAGCATTGCGTTCACGGTGGCTCATCCCACCCCAAATGCCATGCTGCTCATCTGATTCTACTGCAAACCACAGACATTCTTTACGAACTGGGCAAGGACTAGTATTATTAGGTCCTAAACACATCGCTTTTGCTTGAGTCGCAAGGGTTGAGTATTTAGTTTTATCCCTAGGAGGGAAAAAGATCTCGGTTGTTGGGTCTCGATCTTTACACCTTGCTTTATCCATCCAAGATAAGCGTTCTTCTAGTGAACTATAGTTTTCTATCATTTGGAGTTCCAAAATTCTAAAAAGTCTGTTTCTAATAAAATCACATAATCTTGCCCGTCTAAATGTATGCCAAAAATAGGAAGCCGCCCGTCCATTATAGCTTCATTAGTAATCTTTTTCAACTCCGCAGATTGAAGTGTTTTAGATTTTTTTCCAGTCCATTTGTGCTCAATAAGTAGCTCATCGCTACGTACATCGCCTTTACGTGACCAGAATGCTCCTGAAGCAGCTGTAGTGGCTCCTCCAATAGCTTTGGCTAAACGCTTTTCATGCTTCTGAGATTGTTTTTGACCTTCACTTTTCATCTTCAGGTACCACTATCTGCCCTTTTTTATAGGCTTCAATTATACGAGGGACTAAGAAGAACAGCTCTTCACGAACATAACAAGTGCCACACCCACAAAATGGTTGACCTGACAATGTTTCAAACTCATCTTCTACTTCTAAATCGGTTCCTTCATAAAAGTCACGATCAATTTGAGCTTCACACTTTGACATGTACTCGGTGTACTCATTCTCTAATTCTTGTGACCAATGAAAGTCTACAATATTAAAATCATTAGTATCCAAGTGCCCAGTCCTCTGATTCTAGTATTGTTACAATAGACTTTAAATCTTCAGCAGGATCATTAAACTTTTCAAGGTCCATTATGATTGAGTTAATAAACGCAATAATCCTATTACGTTCTTCTTTTTCAATCTGTAGGTTATAGTTGTCTAACCAGCTGTCATCATCTGGAAAAAGGTTACTCATTGTCTTCTCCTGTAAATGTATTAGTTGCAGAAAGAACTTTAGAGCGAAGTTCTTCGTATAGCTCTACTTCTTCACGAATAGAATTAGAAAACGCTTCTTGACCTTGCCATTTACGCTCACCTAAGTAGATCCATCCACCACGACGGTCTACAATCTCCATAACAATAGACATTGCAGCAACTTCTTTAGCAGTGTCATAATCGCCAGCTTTATAAATGGAATGAGGAGCAAAATAGTAGTCAATATAAGCGATACGTTGTGGTGGTGCGGTTTTATTTTTAATTACACGTATTTTTATACGTTGTCCTACACGCACTTTATTAGTGCCAGAACCAGATTCAATCCATTCATCACGGCGTATTTCTGAGCGTGTAAAGAAAGCGTAGTTTTTACCTTCGCCACCCGGGGTTGTACGAGGGTCTCCGTGCATTACACCGATCTTCATACGGTATTGGTTAATGATCAGTCCTAGGATAGGGCGCTCATCTTCTACTAGGCTGCGTTTCATTGCCTGACCTACTACACGGAAGAACTTATTGGTTAACAGGGCACCTTTACCAACCGTTAGTTCGTCCATATTTTTTTCTAGTTCAGGCATGGGACTAAGAGCTGGAAGGGAGTCTATTACAATTGCATCTACGCCTTTAGTTTCTGCAAACTCAATTACTGCTTGGTAAGCCTCTTCCATAACGTTAGTTTCAATAACAATAACGCGGCTAGCATCTACTCCACACATTTGAGCGTACTCAGGTACCCACTGCTCAGCAGCTACCCACACAGTTAAATGCTCAGGATTTAGTGCTTGATTTGCGGCAATGGTTTTGAGAGCAATTGCTGTCTTACCGTGCGACGGCTCACCAATAAGTTCGTTCCATTGGTTAGCAGGAAAACCACCACCCAAAACGTAATCAAAAGTAGTTGAACCAGTAGTAATACGCTGAATAAGATCATTCTTTATACTGTCTCCTACTACAATTGTGTTTTCTCCGTATTTTTTATTTAATGTGTTGATGATCTTTAATACATCAGCGTTGATCACGAATAGCCTCCATTATATCGTAAAAAGAAATAAAGTTAAAATCATCTTTCCACCAACCTAGGTTGCCGTCTAAAGTTTCAATTAGCCCTTGTTCTAATAGTGCTTGACTTAGTTTAGCACGTATTTCTAGAAACACCAAATCACGTATTTGTTCTGAGTTCATTATTACCCTAATTTCTGTCCGTTGGCTCCATAGCCATCTGGTATTGCACTAAATCCACTTGTTCCACTGTTTCCTGATGCTTCCTGCACAGAACCTTCAACCCTAGCCCCCGCAAGCGCCCCATAACGCCCACCGGATTGCTGTACGGGATACCCACAGTCATAGCAGCGTGGCGCGATTTGCGGCGTAGGAGCCATAAAGTTGCCCGACCCGCAGTCAGGACACGAAGCAGTGCTTTTAGAGGACGGAGCAAGACGTGCCAGGTCATTTTGCGGCTGTTGAAATGCAGGCATCTGAGCCATCGGTTGTTGGCTAGGAGGCATTTGCGGCGTAGGATCGGGACGACCCTGTTGGGTTTGTGGTTGTTGACCTAACTTTTTAGCCCACCAATCTGCGTTATTCATTTGGTCTCCAATTCTTTGATGTAAACAACTTCAGTGCCGTGAGTATTGAATGCCACAAGTTTGTCTGTAGCAGCACACCGCCTAATAATGTTTTGATCTAAAAGTAAGTTAATAATACGACTACGTTCTGCAATTACTCCTGTGTCAAAAGCAATATCTGTCATAGAAGCTGGTTCACTTGTGTTCATTTTTTTATCCTTTTTGGTATTTCTAATAGACCCATATCAACTAACTGAGAAGTAGACCCCATTAGTGCCGACAAAGCTACTTGTTCTAGTAACTTACGCCCAAAGATCCACACTTCTTTTGGAAGCACGTTTGAGTCTTCTATATTTGTTTTTTGGTATTCAATTGATGCTTCAGCTAACGTGTGGGCGTGTGCATACAAAATAGGAATAAGGTATTCTATGCGTTCTAAACGATCATCGCTAACTTGTTCTTCTTTTTCTGCTAGTTCATCACTAAGATTTGGAAGACCCATTATATACGCAATTTCATGACTATTTTGTATTTGAGAATCCATAATGAATCCACGAATGCGATTGTTTATTTCAGCCATGGGGGGTACACGATTTTTCTTTTTCTTTTTAAAAATCTTCATTATCATTGCCTGACTCTACCCAGGCAAAGTACTTATATGATTCACACCTATTGCAGTAGTCTGCTCCATCATCTGACCCTTCTGTTTGGTAGCATCCAGTGCAAATAAATATTTCATCCATTATTTAGCCTCTCCCCACTTGTCTACAATCTGTATATCAGCAATAAGTGGGATTGTTATCTCTTTTATTTTAATGCCTTCCATAGAAATACGAATTGCTTCTGCTGTTTCATCCGCAAATTCCTCTGGTGCAATTGTAACAAGTTCATCGTGAACTGTCAAAATAACGTTTACTTCAGGTGTGTTAACAAAACAAGAGTGTGCCCTAATTAAAGCTAACTTCATTAAATCAGCAGCACTACCCTGGATCTTGGTGTTAAACGCTTGACGTTCTGCACGAGATTTCAAACCAAAATCTTGGTGGTTTAGATCTGGTAAATAACGACGGCGACCAAATAGAGTTTCTACGTAAGGAACGGGCTCGACCTCTTTTGCTTTGCGTACAACGCGACCTTTATAACGTGGAATACTTGAAAACTTTGATTCAAAGTCACGAAGAAGTTTTTTAGCCTCATTTACTCCACAACCAATAGAAGCAGCAATCTTGTCTGGTCCTACTCCATACGAAATAGCAAGCACAAGTACTTTACCTGCTTTGCGGTCTACTCCCATAGTGTCACCAATAGTGGTATAGATGTCGCCACCTTCCATATAGTTTTGCATAAGAATAGGGTCCTGACTAAATGCAGCAATAATACGAGGTTCGATCTGTGAGTAGTCTGCAACTATTAGCTTGTGCCCTGGTGGGGCTACAAATAAGTTACGAATCATCTTTCCATATTCGCCTGATGATGGAATGTTTTGCAAGTTAGGCTCAGAAGAGCTAAACCTACCAGTTTCTGCACCATGCGATTTAAAGTTAGTGTGTACACGACCATTTACAAGAAGGCTTTCACGCTCAGTAAACTTTTCTTTACCATTTGTTACGCGCTTAACTTCACCACCTGTGTAAGGAGTTACATATGTAGTCATTAGTTTATTTAAATCTTGGTACTGAAGTAGAGCATCTACTAACCCGTCTTTACCACGTAGGTTTTCTAACGCATCCGCACTTACAGAGTAATGAACTTCAGTAAGAGGAATACCTGCCTTATCTGCTTCACGACCTTTAGGAGTAAGTCCTGCTTTAAACGCTTTGTTAGGCTTTAAACGTGGAGCTTTACCCTCTTCAGAACCAAACAATAGTTTTTGTTTTGCTTGTACAGAGTTAATAGAAAAAGGTTTACCAGCAAGTTTGTAGCATAATGCTTCTGCTTCTTGTTTACCTTTTTCAATTTCTAATGCAAGAGCTCCTAGTGCTTCTTGATCAATATAAGCACCTGTTAATTCCATGTCACATAAAGCTGAGAGCACGTCCATCTCTAAACGCCAAACACGTTGTAGTTTAGTATCAAGTTGTGCATTAAGAACTTTATATAATGCCCAGGTTACTTGAGCGTCAATACCAGAATACTTGGCTACTGCCTCAAAAGAATGGAGCGAAATATTTGTTCCGACACCCTTTTCTACTTCAATACCTAGTTCACGTTTAACACAAGCAGCTAACCCTAAATCTTTTGTCTGGCTATCAATAACAAATGTAGCCATTAACGTATCAAAATAAGGCTTAGAAGGAACTTTACCGCCAAAATATTTAGCAACAGACTTTAGATCAAACTTAATGTTATGACCAATTTTTAACTTGTCGCTAAACATAAGTGGTTTAATAGCAGCAAATACTTCAGCACGAGTTAACTGTACAGGTGGTTCAGTAAAGTTAGGGACCCACTTGCTTTTGTCTGAAGAGTAACTAGATTCAAGAAGAGGCTTACCGGCAATTAAACGCTTTTCTCCTGACAAAAGTAAAGGCTTTGTGTAATCAATCAACTCGCCATTAGGGTGACCCATAGGAATCACATCAACGCGTCCTTCAGTGGCGAATGAGAGCCAGCAAACGTCATTTATGACTGTGTGTAGCCTATGCTCTCCAATGGTCTCTATATCGAACGCAAAGGCGTTTTGACCCATATAATAAGCAACGAATTCATCAAGCTGCTCTTTAGTAGTAATAATATTCATAAGTCCCTAGAAAGAAATGATGGGGGCTAAAGGAGCGGATCACTTTAGCCCCCATCGGAGGTAGTAGTTTAAAGCAAGAAAGGAAGAACCTTTAAACTACTTGGTTTTGTGGGTTAGTTCAGTAGTGAACGAGCGATCTGAATTAATTCAGCGCGTGGGGTGAGGTAGATAGCCTCTTGACCATACATAACTGCTGATGAAGCAATTGCCTCAACATTTTCTGCATCTAGATCCCACTCTTCAGCAAGGTCAGCAGCTTTTACACGTTCTAGGGAGTACTGTGTAGAAGCGCCTGTGCCCTGACGTCCAAGGGTCCAGTAGTACTTGCTAAGTGGACCACGAACTGGGTGGCTGTTAGCAGCTTGCAACTGGCGAGCTAGAGGAGTTGTAGCAGTTAGGATTTGCACGTTAGGCTGCTCGTCACTAAGGACAAGAATATTAAATGCAAACTTTGGCTTTGGCTTGTCACCAAGCATTGTACACAGTGGACACTCGTCACCTAGACAAACAAAAGACTTCTTGCCTTCAGAACGATCAATCCAGTGTAGCTGGTAAACCAGGTATGGTTCATTGTCCAAGAAACGAACAAGCTGTAGTTCCTCACTAAAACGGAACTCAGTTGGATAGTTGCCATTAGCACGCTTTGGCTTTAGAAGACCTTCAGCTGCTGCCCAGCCTGACTGGACAGAAGTGCCGTGCTTTGCGGGTGCGTCTTCTGCATCTTCTAAGTAGAAGTTTGCATCGACTTGTGGGTTTTCAATAGTCATATTGACTATCTCCTTATTGGTAGTGAGCCTTGCGGTCTCGGTTGGTAATGAGGTCATTTGACTCTCAGTTGTTATTATAGCACATCTTTCCACCTTTTGACAAGTACGTCAGTAAGGTCTGGATGCAAGCTCCACTCTACACGAGCAGAACCTAGTAGTCCGCGCTTTGCAAATTCCTCAATGGTAATTTCAATAAGCACACGTGTATAAACACGATTACCCATTACTTTATTCCCTTTAAGACTTTTAGAGCGCAAACGATATGGGGCGATTGGGATGTACCCTTTCTTTTCCCATAAACGAATAGTAACAATCTGTTTATCCAATGCTTTGGCTAATGCACTGATTGGAAAAACTTCTGTTTCTATTCCTTTCAAGAGTTTAATAGTGGGATTTTCATCCCAACCATTTTGCTCTTTAGAAAGCTTACCACGCTTTTTTCCTGCTTCAGATGAAGCTGGACGGCGTGTTTTTTTAGATCCAGGTACGAGATCAAGACCCTCAAATCCTTTTAAGAGTTCTTCTTCACTACGTATACCTGACATAGCCTACTTCTTTTTGGTCATCAAAGCCCAAGTAACTTTAGAAGGAAACATCTGATCGATCTCGTCTTCAGTTAACTGGTCGTTGTAATGAGCTGCCATAATAGCATCTTCGTCAATAACACGGATGGTCTTGTACAGTGTTTCTTCTAGACCTTTTTCCATAATCATTGCTTCTGCTATGTTTTCATCTAACTTACGAGAAGTACGACGCTGCTTTTCAAGTACACGAATGCCTTCAATCTCATTAGACAACTCAATGAACACGTTACCAGAAGAGTCTTCCTGACCTTCTAGATCTAGTTTTTCAAATAGCTTTTCACGTAGTTCTTTTTGGCGAGCTTCAAGAGCCTCTAAGCTTTTCTTTAGTAATACATACTCACGTGCTTGTGCTTGAAAGTCTTCCGGATCTTGTGGAAGACGAGATTCCTCTTCAATAATTTTTGCCATTTTTCTTTCCTTATAGATTGTTAGTTAAGAAGTTTATCAGACTACCTACGGTTAAGTCAACTCCACCTTTTGAGTTTATACCAACTCCATCCAAAACCGCATTAGCGACACTCGATTTTTGTTTTAACATGTCGTGTTGACGTTCTTCAATGGAGTCTTGTACTAGTATATCTTGAATTGTAATTGTTGTCCAATTGGAAGAAGCACGTTGGATACGCCCATTTCTTTGAACAGCTAGTCCTGCTGACCAGGGTTGGTCATAATTTATTAAGAGGTTGGCTTGAGGTAAATCAACACCGTAACCACCAGCATCAGAACTAACAAGAATTCGTATATCAGGGTGTGATTGAAAGGCTTCTTTCGATGTTTCTTTTTCTTTGGCATTCATTTCTCCTGTGTATGAGACGGCACCTATTCCATGTAAGGCAAGGTGTTTTCTTAAAATATCAACTGAATCAAGATAAGAAGAAAAGACTACTATCTTGTAAGACTGATCGATATCTAAATGATCTTTTATGTATGAAATTGTAGTGTCTAGCTTGTTATTCTTATGCAAACCATCCATCTTATCCATTAAAGAGTGGATATAAGCGCTGCCTTTACCAGTATGTTTTTCAAAGTTAGCGGCACTTATTAAGAGGCTTTGAGGATTAGAGCAAAGCATTCTTAAGGCAGAAATTCTAGACATTATTTGACCACGCATTTCATTGGCAGGATCTCCTGGGTCGTACATTTGACCGTAATGAACTGCAACATTAAAGTTTGCTCCAAATACTTCACTAGCCTCAATTAAAAGGTCTATTGTGTCTTTAGATATGTGGTCATATAGCTTTTGAGAAGTCCTATCAAGTTTTACACTTAAAGGCTCTCTATACACTGCATCTGGTAAGTAAGGTTTTACATCATCATCTTTTTGAGATTTACGAACAGTTGCTTTCTTAACTGTATCATGAAGCAGTGACAAATTGCGGTAACGGTCTACGCCACCAAAACGGTTTCTAACAATAAATGTTTTATCAAAGATATCAAACCGCCCTAGAATGTCTTTGTTTACAAACTGCATAATAGAGTACATCTCTTCAGGTCTACCATTTTCAATAGGAGTTCCTGTTAAAGCAAACCTAATTGGAATATTTTTAGAAAGATCTTTAATCTTTTTAGATCGTTTGGCTCTAAATCCTTTGATGGCAGTTGCCTCATCACAAACCATAGCCGTAAAAGGAACCGTTTTAATACGATCCCAGTCATTTACAACTTGTTCATAGTTCATAATTACATAATCATACTCTAGCATAGAGTTGTACTGTGTTGCTCTTTGAGCAACTGTGCCATCGATTACAAGAGCTTTTTTATTAGAGAATTTTGTAATCTCTTTTTGCCACTGGTATTTTAAGCTGGATAAACAAACAACTAAGGTAAGTTTAGTGCTCAGTTTTTCTATTGCTGCAATAGTCATAGGTGTTTTACCAAGACCCATTTCATAAGCAACCAATATTTTTTTACTAGCAACCATTTTTTCAACGGCTTCAACTTGATATGGTTTCAGTGTTCCTATAAACATATGCTGATTCTCCGTATATTCCTGGTTTAGCGTGCTCTATGCCCCAGAGTATTTCTTCGGCATTTAAATCACCTGGGTCTTTTGAGGCACTGTTCCCATAGTTAAAATAATAAACCATAAGACCGTATTTGCGAGCTAAAACCTGAAGTTCGTCACACGCTTTTTTACCTGCTTTATCAATGTTTGGGTTGTCAAATGCGGCAATTACTGTATCTGAGTTCCTTAATAATTTTACCTGATCTTCGCTCATTGAGGACCCGCAAACTGCAACAACTGGGAAACGCCATCCAGATGACAAAATATGTGCTACATCTAGAGGGGACTCTACAACAATAACGGGTTCATTATCTTTGAGTGTTTGTATGCCGAATAAAGTCGTGGACTTTGCAATGCCTGCAGGGCGATTCATAAAAGTACGAGAAACTGTCCCCTTTTCTTGCCAGCCCATCAGCGCATTTGTGCCTGGGTGGCGTAAAGGCAAGATCCAGTTCTTTTTATTGGCGTCCCATAGGATTCCTAGATCCTGAGCATCATGTAAAGAAATACCCCGCTTGTCTAATTCCTCTTGGGGTGGATCAACAAAAACAGCTAGCCTAGCCTCTGACATTGGAATAGGTTTTGGTATGGGTTGAATGAACCTTGGAATAGCCTTTAAATGCTCTAGGAGCCTCTCTACGGGCGTATCAGAAGCATTTGCCAACCAAGACTTGCCTGCTGCATAATCGTACCCATACGAGGCGTCTGGCAGCTTTATGTAAAATTCATTGATGTCACAAACTAGCTGTAGCAGATTGCCTTTATAGTGACACGAAAAACATATGTGTGCACCTGTTTCTAAATTAATCCACCAAGAAGGGTTACCATCTGGACGACCAGTCATGCGCTCATGCATAGGGCATAAAGCGTTGGCTTCTTCGTTGCGCACAGTATAATCTATGCCTATGACATTTAGAGTCTCTTCAACATTGAACATTAAACAGCACTCCAAGGTGAGCAGAAGTCACAACTAGAGTCTTTTGATTCATCGTGAAAACAACCGGTATCCCAGTCCCAAGTAATAGTTGCGTCTGAAGGACCACAGTTACGTGCTTGAACAACACGTAGAGTACGCCTTTTTTCATCATTGTCAATTTGATCAAGACCTAGAATAACATCAGAGTCTTGGAAGAATGAGGATGAGTAACCAATAGAATCGGCAGAAACTTTTCCACCTTTCATTTTCCAAAGCAAAGTCTGGGTTGTAATAACTACAGGGATATCAAGAACCTGTGCAACACGCTTAAGTCCACGAGTAATGTTTGTTAAAGCCTGTGGAGTGTTAGAGTCGCCACTAATCTGATCAAGCATAAGATAAACACCATCTACAAATAGGATATCTGGCTTTAGTTGTTCAGCTTTGGCAACAAGAGTATCGATGGTCAAACCATTCACTGCGTCAACCAGATGGAAGGGATGTGATGTCTTCATTTCTTCTAGCATATCGATGTAGCGTTCTTCTTCTTGTGTGTTTAGTTTACCAACACGTAAGTTCTTTGCTGATAAATTAGCACGAATAGCATCGTGACGCTGAGACTGCTCATGGTTATTCATCTCAAATGATTGGAACATAGGGATTTTTCCAACCTTGTGTACATTAACAGCCATCTGCAAAGCAATCTGTGACTTACCTGTTTTAGGCGGAGCAATAACTGTAATTAGTTGACCGCCTTGTAAGCCAGCAGTAGCTTCATCAATCTTTGCAAAACCAGTAGGTATGCCAAGTAAAACAGAATTCTGTAGATTCTCGTACTCTGTAAAACGTGCAGCTGGATCTTTTGCTAAGTCTACGTGAGTGGTACCTACGTTACCCTGTTCACTAACAATAGCGACTGTCCTGCTCATTTCATTTAATGCACCTTCGTGGTCATTTACAACCATCTTGGCAAGAGAGTCCTCAATACCATTTTTAGTCAGGGTGCGACGACGAAAAGAAATCATCTGGTCAATGAGGTAGTCAATACTGTCTTGCACATCAAGCACTTTAAATGCAGGAAAGTTGTCCCGTACAGTTGTAGCTGTAGGTACTTCCCTATACTTTACGTAGTGCTCACGAACAAATTTCCATACGCGACGTAGATCGTCATCTACAATCCAATCATCTTTTATACCCTTTTCAATTACAGGTATGATCTGACGATCACGTATTACTTTACTTACTAAACGATACTCGTTATCAAATGCCATTTCTTATTCCTTCTTAAAGATTAGATAATTCTACACCATAAGAGCCATACCTAGCAACACGTCCCGGCATGTCTACGACTCCTTTTAAACTGCTCCTATATGGAAGCAAAGAAACTAGTTGGTCTACATCTGCGTAGACTTCTGCATAGTTAAACGGGTTAGAGACTTTACGTTCTAAAGTTTCCATTACTTTTTCAAGGTCTTCTAAAGCCCATCCTTGGTCTTCATACCCCGCTAGCTCTATTGAAAGACCGTATTTGTTTCCAAGGGTCCATAGATGTGCTACTTCTTTTAGGTTTATATCTACACTAGATTTTGTAGACTTTTTCTTAAATAATACTGACCTTGAAGTTGACTCTTCTTGTTTTAGAGTAGCTACTACATCAACCAAAACTATAATTTTTGGAGGAGTTTCATTGGAAATATCGCCACCCCTCATTCAATTACCTCTATCTTTGCGTGTTGTATTAAAAACCTACGAAACTTTTCTGGGTCGTGCATTGCTGCTACGACGTTTTCATCGTCGGTATCTTCAGCAAGTTTTACAGTAAAAATCCCTGTTTGACCAATCCGGTCCCTAACAAATTTTACGTGCTTACAACGAGCTAAGATTGCAAAGTCCCTGCAAGTGCAACGGAGTTTTTTAGTAGAGGTGTCGTCTGATTGAACTTCACACACTCCATTAGGGGATATAAAAAACTGGATAGTCCTCCATTTAATATCCATTATCCGTTCTTCCTAAGATCTTTAGCACCTAGCTGAATGCGGGTAAATGCTTCATAGGCAAATGAACCCATTGCTTCGCCATACTGAGCAGCCCACTTTTCACGTAGCACGTTTGTAGTAATGATTGTAGGTAGCCCCTTGTCATAACGAGCACGAAGGATCTCGTCAAAGGAAGCGTCTACATACTTAGATCCATACTCTTTTCCAAGATCATCTAGAACTAGGATGCGTACGTTTAAGTTGTCATCTTTTGCGCGACCGTGAAAGCCCTGCATCTCTTCATACAGTTCACGCTTAGTTTCGTTGTCAGCTTCCATCACGGCTTTCTTCCTAACAACAAACTCAGGAAAAGTCAAATAATATATAGACCTAAAGCTACGCCCAACCTCGGTGTTACCAGTTCCAAATATGCGAGAAACCTGCTTAGGATCTTCAGGTAGCCTACGGATCAATTCCATAAGTGTAACTACTGCGTGAGTAGTTTTACCTAGACCAGGACCACCGTCAAATAACAGCCCAACGCCAGTAACTCCGATACCGCCAAGTTGTTTAATAACATTGCCTTCAAGAACATTAGTAATCCAATCTTCAATTTCATTTGAAAAAGCTCCCATCATATCTTTGATATCATTTGGTTCCATTCCTATAAACCTACGAGGAATGTTTGAGTTTACTGCGATTGTGTGGCGCTTATCTCCACTTAGTTTAGACACATCATACGTCATTTGCTTGTTCCTTCCTTTTTTCGTATTGCTTTAATGCTAACCTACCGGGCATTGAATTGTCAAACCTGCGACCATCGGTTGCGTAAACGTAGTTGTTCCTTGGCTCAATTACCGGAATGTCTTCTGGCAGATCTTCAACACCAAGGTCTGAGGCTACTGCCTGAATGTTGTTTGTTAAAAAAGTTAAAAACTTAGCGTGTGCGTAGGCTGGAGCCTGTTTTAACGAGGTCAGGTTGCGATTATCAGCGAAGTATTTCTCTAGAACTTCGTACTCAAGCACGGCAGTTACGCCAAACTGCTTACGATTTTTAGCTAGCGCACCCCACAGGTTACGGGTGTTGACTACGCCAGGTATGCCAGGCAGTGCTTGGTAGACCCTGTACGAAAACTCTGTAGCCATATCGGCTGGAGTCCACTCTTCGATAGGACGACTGTGCCTAGTTTTAGGCTCGCGCTTAGAAGCTTTCTTGGTTTGTACGGTCTTAGGTTCTTCGATCAATCCCACACCTGCAAGATCATCATCGTCGTCTTTCCAACGATTAACCACTTTTTCCTCTTCTCCCATTAGATACGTAGTATCTAATGCTTTATCTATCTTAATAACTAAAGCTTTATTAGTAATTGATGTAACATCGGCGTTACTATGGCTCTGCGACGCGGAAGTGACTGTAACATTAGTGTTACTAAGCAGTTGGTATACATTACGATGGTTAAAACCATCAAGACGCTTTAAGCGCTTAACTTCAATGTAGTTTTCTTTGATCAAAGTTTTGACCGAGCGTGATATCTGCATACGGCTATAGCCGGTAACTTCTTCTAAGATGTTCATTGTAGGGTCAGCGACCCCTTTGCTGTCTGCAAAGTATTCTAGGGTTAATAGTACTTTAAGTTCCGAAGGTCCTAAAGACAGACGACGGAATTGCTCTTCCTTGTTCATTATGCTCCATATTTTAGCGACGTACAGGTATCACCTGATTTGTTACTGGGCGGTTTACAAAGAATACCACAACAAGGGCTATGCATGACGCTGCTAACCCATAAATTATTATTGGTAATCCAAATATACCTAGAACGTATAAGCTTAGCACACTAAGTGGAAAAGGCAAAATCGCTTTTAAAATCCAAGACGAAATAAACCGATCTGTAAGTGCCGTGATTAATTCAACAAGATAGGCTACTGCCATTCCTGAAATAAGTATATAAATTAAAGTATCCATAAATAATAGTATAGCACTATGCAAACACTGTAGTGCCTCTAGACCCGCCACCGCCGCTACTAGTGTATGGGGCAGTGGAGTCTGTACTAGTTGCTGAAGGAATTCCAATAGCTTCAATTCCTGTAAGGCTCCGAAGCATCCAAACAGTGTTTATAGGAACCCAATCATCAAGATGAACTGATAGTTCAGAAAGTTTTTGTTCTTTATTTATGTATAAGTATGAGCTAGACGCATCCGCAGCTCCTGTCCATCTTGCACCTTGGGTGTAAAACCCGCCATCAAAATAATCTGATGGAGTTTGACCTTCTTCTAATTGTGCATCGTCTACTCTAAAAGTAGCGGCAGAAGTGCGAGTTCCGTAGATATATGGGGTTAGTCCAGTGGCAGTAGAAGTTACATAAAGAGTAGTTGAAAACCGTTTCCAATCTGTAGTTACAGCCATAACAGTAGGTGTGCTTGTGTTTACTCCATCTGTCAATGCAAGATTTAAAGTATACTCTGCATCACCTTTAATGTATATAGAAAAAGTATAGTAAGTATTGTTAATTGTAATAGGAGTAGGAACTGCAGTTTTTAAATCCGGGTTAAAAGAAGTTGTAGTAGAAGATCCTGTAACTACTTTACCCATTTTACTTGTGCTAGAGTATGGCAGTCCCGTTAGAGTGGTATACTCTAATGCAGTAAACGTTCCAGAAGAAGACCATCCAGAAGAAGAAGCGTTAAAAGTAGGATCAATTAAATAGTTATACTTATTAGGATCTACGTAGATATCCACGCTTCTAGCCTCAATAAAGTTACTAACTGCTCCGGCATTAAATTGAATAGAATCAAGATAGTAATTAGCCACAGCACTTGCGCTTGTTTGTTTAAACCCAAGTAAAGCATACTGAGCAACACCTTCTTTAACTCCTGCAGTAGTAGCTTTAAACACAGTAAAGTCTGTAACTTTTTTATCGAAACTAAAGGTTATAGTAGCCCCACTTAAAGCAACAGTAGGAACAGCGCTTACTGTAAATGTACTAGCACCCGTAATCCCTGTTACTGTTGTAGTACCGTTTAAAGTTCCAGTTCCAGAAGAAATAGTTATTGTTTGACCAATTGTTACGCCGTTTAAAGTACCGCTAGTAATCGTAAATATATTTCCTGAGCTACTTACAGTAGATAACGTAACAGGGTTTATTCCAAATGGTATTGTTATACTTGTAGAAGTAAACGCAGAAATAGTGTACCCCCCAACAAAAGGAAGAGCAAAACTTTCTAACCAAATTTTATTTGTACCTGCTGTTGTATTAAAGCCATGACCAACAGGTAAAGTTATTACCGTAGAAGAAGACCCTAAAGTGTAGTCTGTGGCTGTTACGTAATACCCAGAAGAAGTAACAGAGTAGCTATACTTAGCCCAAGAAGATGAAGTAGATATTGCTGTAGCAGTATCTGTACCAGTTTGGTTACCATATTTATCCCCCCACACTATATATGGTTGAATACTAGGGTTATAAGATCCGCCTTTACAATAAAAACTAAAAGTATATTGAGTACCCGGACTAATAGGAATTCCATATTTAGGAAAATCATAAACAGAAGTAGTTTGAGTTGTAGGACCCAGTCTGTAGTTTATACCAGAAGTAGCGTTAGTAGTAACTTTTAGTCTATAAGGTGATTTTACAGAGTAATCTTCAGCTGTTGGAATGTCTAAAAATAATGCTCTTACAGTAGCATTTACTAGTGTAGTTGTGGGCGCAGTGCTAACTACAAACGTATTAGATGCAGCATCAATACTAGAAATAGAAGTAGCAGTAGTAGAGGAAAAAGCACCTGTACCGCTAGCAATAAATAAGGTTTGACCAGCAACTAGTCCAGTTACATCATCTGCTAAAAGAGTAGTTCCTGATCCATACACACCTGTTAAAGTAACGTTACCACCTTCTACTGTAAGAGTAGTCCCACTCACATTTTTCCAGCCACCAATCCCACCTTTATGAAAGCTGCTATCTTGTGCTGTAAGTAAAAGGTTAGTTAACCCTATAGGATTAGAGGGCTGCGTACTATCGCTTACAGATGTATTGTAACCTGTAAAAGTTTCTACAAAATTAGCCAAAGTACTTGCAGTTCCTTTTGTAAGTTTTAAACTTTCTATTTTTCCTATTAAAGCTTTTTTATAAAAAGTAGGCGATGTTGAAGTTACCCTTATTCCTAAATCATTAAAAGCATTTAGTACCATATTATTAGAAGTATACTTACCTGGCAATGAACGTATAGTAAGATCTGCATAAGTAAGAATCTCATCATAAGTTAATGAAATTCCTTTAAAAAATTTGTAAATATCAGATGAAGCGTCTATTTCATCAAAAGCAGTATTTGATGTTGAAGTTAAAAATCTAGGAAGAGATTCCATAATTTTAGTATGATTAGATTTTAAAAGGTCTCCATCAGTATTATAAGACCCATGATCTTTGGGCAAAAGAACTGTGCAAGTTCCTGCCAAAACCCATGTGTTAGTAACAAGAAGCCATACACTATAGTACGCATACTGACCAGAAACTAAAGATATAGAACTTAAACTAGAAGTAACCCCATCAGTAAAAACTTCTATTGGTTCTAACCCTGTATTAGCTGAGTTATTAAATTCATAAAGTATTTGACCATCTTCCTGAGTTTCAGAATACGCATACTGATTACGAACTAATCGTAAAACCTTGTATGGTTCAGTATACGCGTAAATAGTAGCTCCACTTAAAGATACGCTAGGAGGCTGACTTACTGTAAATGTTGTTGAACTAGTAATTGAGGTAACAATAGTTCCAAAGACAAAAGTACCCGTACCACTAACTACCTCTACTTTTTGGTTTACTACAAGATCTGTTGTACTAGAAACTGTTATTGTAGTTCCAGACCCAGAGCCGCTAGTTAAAGTAACTGTTTTTTCAGGATAAGTAGAAGGAGTACTCCACTCAACCTGAATAGTTGAGTTAGACAGCGCTAATCCAGTCATTGGTAAAGCAGAGTTTTTGTATTTAGATACAGATGCCATTGTTAGTCCTTAAAGGGTATAGAAAAAGTACAGTTAAATTTGTAAAGGATTATGGGGTTAGTTGGACAGCTGTCCAATGAATAGTTCTACCGGTTGCTGTAACAAAGTTATTATAAGGTGAAACTGTTCCGCTTGATGACCAGACTTGTCCAGTAAACCCAGTATTAGTAACGCTATTTAATACAAATATTTCTGGTTTATCATTAGTAGAAAGTACTGAAGCAGTGACTATAGGAGTAGTACCAGAAGAAAATGGTATATCAAAAGTAACTGTTACCGATCCACCCGTTGTAGTTCCTGCTTGCATGTTATAAGGAGCAGCCTTAAATGAGCCGGTCCAAACAGGATACGAGGGATCTCCTCCTTCAAAAGAAACCCATACTCCATCACCAATTTTAGGAGTGTTTCTAATTACACCAGGCTGCTGAACCGACCATGCCCAATCGGTTACTTGATCAAACAAAATTTGTGGAACTTTTACTTTCAATCTTACTTGATTTAAAGGATCATTATTGTCTACAACAGTGCCCCTGTATATGCCGTAAAACCTACGATTACCATAATCATCATGGATCATTTACTACGACCTTATTACAACTATGTCGTAGTTTGTTCTAATATTGCTATTATTGTTTGTAACTACTAATGAGAAATAGTTATAACCAACATTAACAGATTTAAGACCAGATAGCGTACCTGTTGCAACAGTTCCACCAGCAAATGTAATAGTGCTTACACCATCATTACATACGGGCAGTGCTAGAACTCCATAGGCTCCACTGGTGGCAAATAGATAACTGCGTACTGCAGAATCAAAAGGCTCAGTAACAGGAGTTGCTGTGGCTACCTGACGAACAGCAGCAGCAGTTAACGTGCCAGTTGCTCCAAGATCAACAGTAGTAGTTAGTTTTAATGTCGTTGTGGCAGAACCTGAAGCAACCGTCCAGGTAGCATTATAAGAATTATTTGCAAACCCTGTTAAACGTACTTTATCACCAGTAGATAAACCATGGTTAGCAGTAGTTGTAAGGGTAGTAACACCTGATGCAAAAGCATAGCTAGTAGAAGTTATAGTAGTGCTGTGATACAAAAGCCATAGCCCTTCAAGAACACTCTGACTAAAGCTATTAGCCACTGTTCCTGAAATTTTATTAGAAGTAAACACAAATATTTCTCCAGGAGTACCAACTAAATTAGTTTTATTAGTACCAGAATTTCTATCAAGAATAGTAACGCTAGCAGAAGCAACGCCTTCTACAGAAACGATTGTTTTTACAATAGCATCATAATATATAGAGTCTGATATTTTAGAGTTATTATAAGAATAAGTTTCTAGTAATTGGGTTTTAATTCTAGTTGAAACTTCAGAATCTGTATATCCATCTACTAAAATATACGAATAGGCTAAATTTACGGGAGTATAAAACACTTCAGTTACAGTTGTAGTAACACCTATTTGAGTAAATCCAACTAATGACTTTTCTACATCAGATTTAAGAGCAGTCATCTCATTTGTTATTGATGTATTTAAAAGATCATACCCAGGGTATATATCAGATCCTACAAAAGAGTAGTCACTAGGTAAAGTAGAGAGCCTTCTAGGAGCTACATAAAGTGTCACAGAAGAATATGAAGATGAAGAGTACGCTTTTACTTTACCAATATTTGAAGTTCTTAGTGCAATGCTTTCATAGTCCTGTAAAGTAACTGCTCTTAAAGAAGTCTTAGCAACAGCCGAAGCAGCGTATCTAATAGAATCATTGCTTTCAGGATCAGCTCCGCCTAAAGAATCAAATGAATTAGTTAAACTTATGTAAGGGGTGTAGTCAGAAAGAGTTCCACTAGGAATGTATTGAATAGGGCTACCTGTAGAAAGAATTGTTCCTGCTGCCATATTTCCATAAATACCATCTCCAACACTATAAGCCGCCCATAAAGTACTAGACGATGAAGGAATTAATCCAGATACACCATCGCCAAAAGAGATATTAATATAGTTGTTTTCATCAATAAATGTTGTGTAGACTTTATCTGATTTTCCATATAAAGTTAAATCCAAAACTTTAGTCCATTTTACATACGTAGATCCTGATTTTATATACACACGCAAAGAATCATCTATAACATTATTGTCAGCCAGTTTATAGGTTTGATCAATTTGCCCTGTTGTATCAGACACTCGTATAGGGTAATAAGAAATGCCATCTACTGTTTCAGCTAAAGTTAACCCAGCACCTGCATTACCAATCGGCATTCCTTCTGTTGCAGTAACTGAATAGATACTATACCCAGCAGTTGCATCTCCAAGAGCAGTGCTTGCAGGAATAGTCACTGCTTCATCTGTAGTAAATTTTACTCTCTTTATTCCTCCATTTACGGAAAGATCTACATAGACTACTGTTTGTGCTGGAAGAGTTAGGCTGCTTGTTTTTGAATTTCCAAAAACCAAAGTAGTTGTAGCGGCTTTATAGCCTGAAACAGAATACCCTTTACTCTTAGCATATCCTAGTAAGGTTGATCGTTGGGTAGCGGTTTGTAAAAAAGATTCATTAGCAACTCTATCTATATAATAGTTTGCAATATCTCCCATGTATGCAACAGCTTCAATAATAGCAACTCCAATGTCAGCTGGGTCATTGCCCGACCAAGCAGGAAGGTTTGCTTTTACTCTAGCTATAAGGTCTGTACGTAAAGCGTAAAAATCTCTACTAGTGTAATCAATAGCAATTGGTAGATTACTAGATGCCTCTGTCATGCTGTCTCCTGAATAATTGGTAGGTTTCCTGAAATTCTTACAAATCCTATAGAGGTCTCAACTTGTTCATCATTTGGTAGAAAATAAGAAATTGAAATTGTAAGCTGTCCTGTGGTGTCTATGTCAGAAACAATTACCTCATTTAAACGTAAAGTAGGTAACCAATTAGAGAACGCTCTTGCTACGTATGCATTTACACTGCTTTTTGCAAATGTCTCAGTATTCCAAAAAACCTCAGTTAATTCATTACCAAATTGTGGAAACATGACTCTTTCTTGAAAAGAAGTACTAAGCACTGAGCGCACTTTATTTGCCCAAATATTTTTGTGGTCAACAGTAGTGGCTATTGTTCCATTTGCAGAAACTTTAAATGGAAAAGATAAGCTAGTTTCAGTAAAAGTAGCTGGTAAAATCATGTTAATTTCCTCCAAGTGTAGTCGTCCACCTAGCAGGGGTTCTATTAAATCCCTGGTTAGCTTCGCTTATAATAAGTTCCGACTGTTGTAATTTAGTAGTCTCTGTTTGTAATATTTGCGCATCAATCTCTAAAACATGACCTGAATTAACAATACCAGTAACTGTAGGTTTTGCCTGTCTAAAAGAGTACTCTTGATTGGTCCCAGTACCGTCTGTTAAAAGACTTAGCTTTACTTTGTAAAATCCAGTAAGACTAAACTCATGGGTTACTTCTTTTACAACCCAATACCCATCTGTTAATTTGCCTGTATTTTCAATGTATACAATACTATAAGGTTTAAGCCTTGGATCACCTTTTGCAGTTGCATGTGCAGGTAGGTTAAACCTTGCTAAGTGAGCCGCTCCCTCAGCTGCCGTTTTAGAATCTAAATCATTATGAACTACCTGATCACTTCTAAATTCTGAAAAATAAACATCGCTAACATTAGACCGTAATTTTTCACCTAGATCTTTAGGGTTACTATCAAAGCCTGTAGTAGACCCTGTTATAGGGTCTACCCCACCCATGTGTTTAATAGATCGGTAGTTTGTAGATCCCTCAATAAGTTCACCATTTAGTACTTTAAAATAATCTAATGTTTTACTTGGATCATCTGTAAACCCTGAAATAGTTGGGTTTGACCAATTTAAAATAGGAGCTTCTGAAACTAGCTGGTTTATTAAACTATCTATAGGTCTAAAAATTAAGTTAGTACCTTCTACGTATACCCCATACCCAATTTTATTGGCATGTTCGTTTATCCATTCCCAATAAGAATGCCCGGCTATTATTAACTGATCAAATTTTCGTGAGTGCGATTCACCAATAAAGTTCAGCCCAAATTCCTTAGCCAACTGAGACACTACATCTGTAATAGTTACATTTGTAAAAATTCTTACTGTTCCTTCTTTTAGTACAAAAGAACTTCCTATGCAGTAAACTTCTATAGGTCTTATTTTTGGCGTAGTAGGTACGTTAGAAACAAACGAAACATACCCATACCAAACTTTTGATAGGTGACCTTGAGAATAAGAAAATTTTACAGGAACACCTGTTTTTAAATTTTCAAACCAAAAAGAATTTGAACTAAAAAATTTAAGAATTAAAATATCATGATTGTTTTGTTTTTGTATTAATTTAACATCTTTTGGAATTTTTTTTATAGAAGGAATAGTAGGGAACTCAACATGATAACGTGCGCTTTTGTTAAGCTTTAAAGGAGTAGGGCTACGCATTAGGCACCCTAATTGTTGTTCCAGGAGCAATGCTTTGTGGATTTAGAATTTCAGGATTTATATCCATAATTTTCCACCATAGGGTAGAAGACCCAAGAAGTTTATAAGCAACTAGATCAGCACGGTCATAATCAGTCCATACATACGCAAAGAAGGAGTGACTTGCAGAAGGAAACTTCCTATAAACAGAAATGTTAGACTGGTTTAATCTAGAATCATTTCCGTAAGAAATAAGACCAGTTGCATATCTACTATCTGTATAAATCATTTACTACTTTTCCTTTTTATATTAACGCCCACTAGGATTTACTTCACCATCCATGGTAAGTTTAGCTGAATCAATGTACCTTCCAAAGGCAAATGAAACATTTGTAAATATAGGAACCATTCTTTCATCAAATAGTACATGAGAAACGTTAATCTGATTAACAGTTCCCATATACCTTAAACTAGTTCCTAAATGAAGTTCTACTGGACCGCTCATAATAAATCCTACGTCTGAAGTTATACCATCACTTGAGTTTCTTTCATGAAAATAAGATGGGAATCCGTGCTTTAAAACAGCCCTAAATAAAAACTCTAAATCATACATTGTTCCTTTTCTGTATATTTCTAGTTGTTCATCTTCTTCAGGTTGTCTTGGAACATACAGATTTGAATTTTTATATTCTTTAGCAATTTTACCAGTATCCTTATCATAATATTTAAAATCATGCATTCTATTAATAAGAATGTTAAAACTTATAGTAGAGTTAACGTTCTGCCCACCTAGCGCATTAAACGGGTCATTACCGCTTGCTAGATAATCTATGCTTGCTCCAAGTTGACCTTGATAAACCATATCTATAGACGCTGGATTGTATAAAAATTGAAAAGCGTAAACATTATTCATAAGCTGTGTAAGCGATATATTGCCACCTGGAAGATCTCCTGAATCCCCCTTCGCAGCAATTGCTTCTTGGTACGTTTTTTCTAACCAAGGTTGAATCATGCCTTTATTTGAAGTTCCATTTATCCATAATTGAGAAGCATTAGTTACTGCACTAGGTGCATTACTGTTACTATAAGCAGTTAATTCTTTTAAAAAGCTTGACTTAGTGGATAAGTAAGATTCTTTAACACTTCCTACATTATATTTAAAATTAGCAACTGCATTTGTGTTTAGTGTTCCATCAGAGTCTTGAACAAGATTAATCTTTGGCGCTTTTGGATCATTAATAATAGCATTGTTTTGTGCCAGCAGGTTTCTTTTAGTTGATAATGTTTTATTTCTATTGAGAATTCTTTGCTGAGCCAGCCAACTTAGTTCAAAACCAGGCTCTCTTAAATCTGTTATAGG